TAGTACAATGCTCACAGATGGGGATGCCCCATTTGATCGGCAACAGGCACTCACCCTAGATTTCTACCGCGAGCGGATTGAGGCATTGGAAAGGAAACAAGAAGTATTGAAAGACAAGGTGGCATTGCTAAAGGCTAACGGACACACTACAAACTAATGCAACTAACTATTATTATTCTTATCTTATACCTTAATGGCTCAGTTATAGAATTCATGGGTCACCATGAAACCTCTTCTGGTTGGGAGCGCATGGGCATTAGTGGATGCTTACAGATGAAGCGTACGTTAAAGCGTAACGGCTGGAAAGATAATAGTGCTGGAACAACTCGCTATGCCTGTGAAAAGCGCTCAGTAGAGTTGAAAACCAACTGGGAGGGCAACGAGGTTGTTGCCAGTATAATCAAATGAACACTGAGATAATCCACCACTTTGTTTGCTCATTCTGCAAGGGTTGGTGGAGCATCGCTGTTGAAGAGTTTATGGAACCTCGCAAATGGTTTTGCCCTTGGTGCGGAAAAGAAAACGACCAAGAGAAAATGGATGGATGAAGATCACCGAGCCAGCACAAGCGCACTTAGACGGCTTATTAAAGCATGGCGAACTACTGGAAATTGGTTTGGTCGGAGGTGGATGTGGTGGCGCGACAGTCGTTCTCAGCAAAGTGGACTTAATGAGTTCAGATGCGTTGAGCATTGGCGGGACTGCCAACGTGATTTTCGCAGACCAGACATCCCAGACATATTTGACCGGAGGTAAGTTGACGTTGGATGAAACCGCCTTCAACACTGGATTTGTTGTGGAACCCCCTCAACATATATCAAGTTGCGGTTGCGGCGCATCAATCAAAATAGGATAACTAAATTGCAAATATTCGATAACACCCATGCCAAGGGTCATTATTGGCGACACCTACTCCGGGCTAGCTTTATCGCTGGCCTTTTTCTTGGAAGTGGCCTAATCGGTTTGGCCCACGCCCTGGTGCCATTTTTCTTGCCTAAGTTTATGTCTTTAGCTGCCGCCAGGATCACGCAAGAACTAGAAATGAAAATCAGCGAATGTCCTTAAACCCATTCAACGGACTCAACGAGTTCATCGACGAGCTTTTGAAACAACGACGTATCAGCCTGGTGGTGCTGGTGGTGCTTTCTCTCCTTGCCATCCTGGCGCTATCGGGCTGTTCGTCACTTCGTGAAGCTGGCTGGGTGTCGGGCACTGCCCTGGCGACCGGCGCAGCCGCGTCGATAGTTACGGGCACGTTACCCGCTGTCGCAGCTGGAGCAGCTGTCGGTGGCATCACAGCTGCTGTGATCAGCGACGCCCCGGCTGCGTTGCCGAGTTCCCCAGAACAGGCGACCAGTGGTTGGGGCGCTCTTGCCGTTTTATTCGCGTCCTCCGCGAAGTGGATAGGGTTGTGTGCCCTGGTGTTCATCGTGCTGGGCTGGCTAATGCCATCACCTTTCAAGCTGAACAAGCGTGAAAAAGCTCGTTGAAGTTGTTTGGGTTGATGCGTTCATCGAGGGGGAATGGAAGGAATACGAGAAACAAAAAAAGGAAGACTGCCTGGTTTCTACCTACGGCCTTCTGGTTGAAAAGTCCAAGGAATGGGTCGTGCTTGCCATGACCTACGTTCCTGGCAAATCCCCATATTGGGGATCACTCTGGCATATCCCTCGCGGAATGGTTGTCCAGATTAATGAGCTGGCTGAAGTGCCAGACAAGCCGCGCAAAAGAGAGGTGTCAAATGAACACCGCGAACAATCCGAAAACAATATTTGAAATCCCAGGACCTTATTGCGATATGAAAGTACCAGCCACTCCCATTGCACCCGGATCCAAATTCCACGCAGAACTCATGTCTGCAAAGACGAAAGGCGCAGTGATCGAAATCCTCTGTCAACGGGGATCTATGATGGGCTGGTTCAGTGATATGCCTGACGGCCTGTACGATAAGCTCCACGGTATGCGAACATCAACAACCCCCGCGCAAAAATAATAGGAGTTGCCGGAGAGCAGCTTTTCTTTTCCCGCGCCCTACGCCAGGGCCTCGATGTTTCCATTCCTCTCGGCGATTACTCCCTTTACGATTGCCTGATCGATACAGGCTCGAAGATTAACCGCGTCCAGATAAAGACTTCGGCTAAACCTTGCAAGGATAAGACTCGTTACAAATACTCGTTCAGCTTGCAGACGGGCGCACCAAAATTGGCCTATCCCGAGGGAACTCTGGATTTCTTCGCCCTGGTCTGCCTGGACTTGGATTTGATTTACATCGTTCCAATTGAAGAGCTTATCGGACGCCAACACGTTGCCATCTACACAGAATCGAAAAGCCGTCTTGATAAGTTCCGAGAGGATTGGGGGCGGTTCTGTCCGCACATCCTAACCGAATCGGTTAACTTATAACCGAATTCGGCCAACTCAACAGAAAGGGGTGGGTGGGTTTTGCGGAAAGGGGTGGGTAGGTTTTTTAGGCACAAAAAAAGCCCCTCGCAATGAGGGGCTTCAATGTTTCTTCTAACGATGCCATTTGGTTTCTATTAGTTTGATTTGGAGCAGCTCAAGAAATGCTTTGGGCATTGGATTATGCCTGGTAGTACTCTCTCGAACGCGCCACGATTTAACTGCATCTAACGACACATACAACAGATCAGCGACCTCTTGAAGTGTCAGCTCGTGTTTGCTCATCAGCTTGATGAGCTTCTGGTTATTGGTAGCCATCAGTCAATCATCACCAGGCGATGCTCGCCGCAGTCCATCACGACCACTTCGCGTGATCCTTTTAGAAACACATGAAGGTCGCCGAGCGAGGTCTTTCGAAGTTCAAAGAATTCCTGGTGCTTCTTGAAATCGTCCACGCTATCTCTGGTCGTGCTGATGTCATCAGCTCCGGCGTACTTATACCCCGCTTCCTCGTTGATTGCAGACACCATCTTTTCAATCTGTTCTTCCATCTTCACTCTCCTGGTTGCTGAAGTTGAAGTCTCCTCAGTACGCCTGTATGACGTAGACCGCCTCGCGGCGGTTTCGACTATTTCCTCATCGGCGCAGGACTTCCATACCAGCGGACAGTCTCGGACTTCCCGACCTCACCCATAAGCAGCAGGGACCCATCCATCGAGACCCGGAACATTTCCAGGCCGCTGTTGGAGGTCCAGAGCCGACTTTCAATCCGTCCGGATGGGTAGGAGACAGACACAGTTCCTCCGTCACCCTCGCTAATCTCTGTCGTTGATTTGAATTTACTCATAGTTAATGCTCCAGTTGTAAGTCTCCTCAGTGACGCTGTTTGCGCCAGACCGCCTCGCGGCGGTTTCGACTATTGGTTAAAAGTACCCGACAACGTATCCACCATCGCTGTAGTCAACGACACGAATGTGGTGCGTACCCATCTCACCTTTGCCAGGTCCGTTCCAGCCCAATTCAATCTCGTAGACCCAACCATCGGGATCATCTTCAGCATTGAGATAATCTACTAGCTCCTGGGCCTTGGCTTGATGAAACAATTTTGCCACCCGTGCTTTCCTGTTCTCATTGTCATCAACGGACACAATGTTATTTAAGTAGTTTTGAACTTCCATCTTTACTCTCCTTGTTGAGCCGCCCCCGAAGGGGCGGCGTTGTGATTAACCTCTTGCTCGTTCCCACTCGATCAACTTCTCTTCTTGACCGGAGTCGCCGTAAGCGGGAGAACCGTAGCAAGGATCGGCATAACCCCAATGATCCAAGTTAAGTTCGCCGCCAGCGTCGATGTGAGCCTGGACCCGTTCAGCGAATCGCTCTGCTCTCTCAATACCTTTGGGATCGTGAGACCAATCCGGTTCCCACTCACCTTCGACTCGAGGACCGTCATACTTTTTAAGATCGCAGAAGTTGGCTTCGACGCTCACTACTCGTTCACCGTACTCGTTCTCAGCATAGATGCCCCAAGACTCACCGTAAATCGGATTGCCATCTTCTGTACGATCAAACGTATCGAATAAGGAACCTCGAACAAACACGTTATTAAAAACTCTGTTCATCTCTACTCTCCTGGTTGTGAATTAACACTGACAAACCGTATTGGCTTGTCGCTGTTAACTCTCCTTCTTGCAGCCTCGTCCTCGAGGGCCTGGTCGGGTCTTTCCCGGCTCGGTTGTCAGGGTCTCTTGGCTTTCGATCCCCCCCGCTGAAGTGGTTATTATACACGCTAGTGTATATAGAACACAATAGGTTAGAGAGGGTTTTTTGAAAATAATTTAGGGGGAGAGCCGCTCGACAAACGCGGCTAGATCAATCTTGCGGATCGCTCATCGAGGCCGCACAGGCGTTACCCAGCGGCCCGTGACGCGACACTTGCGCTTGGGTGACTCAAACACAAGCCCTTCCTTTTTCATGCCGTTGACGCGGCCGGAGACTGCGTTAATCTCGAGGCCGGTCAGTCGGCTGATCTCCTTTAAGGTCAGGTTGGTGGATCGTTCTTGGGCATCGAGGCAGTTCAGGATCTGGCCCACCTGGGTTTGCTGTTGCCCTGAATCTTTCAGCGCGTGGTAAGAGAGGGTGCTGGTTGATCTGGTCATTGGATTATCCTTTAAAAGAGCTTTGGGAGTTCATCGTCGAACGGAACACCGTCGTCGTTCTTCTTGATCGACTCGATGGAAGCACCATCGAACCTCGCCATCTCGTTAAGAACCTGACTCTCTGAGGTCAATAGATCCTCGGTGAGCATCGACAGGTCGTTGGACTTGAACGCCGGTGGGTCGCCAGCCCAATCATTTCGGGTGGCATTGATGAACGGTTTGTGAGAATTCTTCGTGACGTAGACGATGCGGTTACCTTCCCTATCGAATTTCACCGGATCGGCCCAGGGGATCAGGCTCGGGATAAAGAGGTGATCCTGGCATCCTTCGGTCTGCTTCTTAAAGCTGATGCGCTTGTCGTGGAACTCGCAGCGCCAGTTACCCTTACGCTCTGGCTCACCTGGCTCGGCCGAGCTTGTAGCCTCAACCGCCGTTGAGTGGGCGCAAGTTCGGCAGTTGACCTGGGCGACCTTGGTCCCGTGACATGGTTCCTTGAAGGCGCACCAGCGGCATTGGAAGTAGTCAGCCTTGGCGGATATTTTTCGCGGCGCTTCAACCGACTCGAAGATGCGCCGCGCTTTATCCAGGTACATCTTGGCCGCAGCCGCGTCGTAGTCGGTGCGGCAGCTGGTGATGTCCCGACCCCCAGGTGTGGTGACCGTAAGGTAGTGGCGCTTGAGTTTGGTGAGATGCATATAGAGTTGGGCCTGGCCGTAGTAAGTGCCGGACCACAACTCCAAGGATTCCTTCTCACCGTGCTCACGTTTTAGCTTCTCGAGCTTGTTAAAAGTCTTCTGCTGTACTTGCTTATGTTCCCAAACGTGCATGGTCTTGGGAGCTGCGGCGACACCCTCGATGACACCGTCCAGGTGACCGAGTAGATGACCGCCCATGTCATGGACCTCGAACTGTGTGCCGTCGTCGTAATGTGTCTGGAGCTTGATCCCAGGCACTGCTCGAAGACGAGCCGCCATCAGGTCTTCCCCGGCGAAGCCGTCACCAAAGCGCCGCAGGGTCGCCGCGTCGAAGGTGACGGGGATAGTCCAGCGCCAGTTGTACCAGAGGTCGCGCTCGCAGTCCTTGCCCAGGCTGGAGCATTGAAGGTAGCTACGAACGCTCGGCGGGTTAGCGGCGATGATCGCCTGGTCAACAGCTTCGAGTGTTTTATCTGGCGCTGGTAGATTTAATTCCATGTTGTCTCCTGGTTAACCCCGCTGCCCCCCTTTACTAATAACGCCACATTATTTCCAAAGGATGATGCAGTTATGGGCAGCGAGGTTATTTAAATTTCAAAAGGCCAGATTGATGCCATGTACGCCATGAAACAAAAGAACGCGAAAAGACCGGCAACAATGATGACGGCAATTATCTTACCCACAGTTACCAGGCTCATGGCTTCTTCACTACTCACTGGCTGCGGCTGGTTGTGTCGCAGTGCTGGTTGTGTCAGCGTCAACCGCTGCGCTTGTACTGCCGCCGCCACCGACTTCCACGCAACCCACTAGGGAGTGCATCGCGCCGAATCCCATCGCAGTGATGACTGCAACCTTTAACCAAAACTTTCTAACGTCATTCATAAACTTGCCTCTCATATTTCTGCAACGAGAATGAACTTGAATAGGTCATGTCGCCCACGGTCGTTGCCACCGTAGTCGAGCAACCTGAGAGAATTAGGAAACACATCAGCACAAAATAACTTAGGCCGATTGCCTTCCATGTGAAAAGTCTTTGCATTATTTTTCTCCTAATGCTTGGTTTGAAGTGAGTCATAGACTTCCTTCATCAACGCCGCCTCTCCCTCGAGGCTAATGGTTTTGAGTGTGTTGGCGTGACTAATCAGTAACTCGATCAAAGCAAACAGTTCCATTGACGAGTCACTCCACAGGTCAGTGCTTGGCACTGACTCCTGGTTCTTGATCGCGATGTCGAGTGCGACCGTAAGTGCAGCGCGAACCTCGGAGTAAGTTATATCTGCTTTGCGTCCGAGGTGGCGCTTATCAAACCACGGTCCAATCTTGCCTTTACGGTTGCTCATAGCGATCCACCAGCCAGCCGCCGAGGCACAACAGTGCGCCCCAAGGGATGACGAAATAGACGAGTAGCGTGATGAGTTGGTCGATCATTCTGTTGTAGGCCACGGGGGGCTTTCTCGGGATACCTCGTGACCCATTTTTGGGGATAAAGCGTTACTCATTTGTGGAGATTTTGGTGAGGTAGATAACGAACGGGAGTCTTTGACCTTGTTGAAATCGCCGTCAGGCTCGAGCTTGATCTCAACCTTTCGACCGACCAGCTCCCTGGTGTCGGCGAGCGATGCGAGGCCAGAGGCTTTTGCAAGTTTGACGAGAGCCGCTTTTGCGATTTCTGCTGAACTTTCAGTGGGATGAAAAACGCCGTACCAACTTTTCACACGACCGCCCTTCTCGAGGGAAAGGGTTAATGTCAGCTGCCTATTGCCGGCTTGGGAAATTTCATCGACTTGCTCTTCGACGGTTGCGGCGTACCAGCCTGGTGATAATGCCCTCGAGGTCCCGTTTTCTGTGTAGTCGTCGAAGTTAAGGTTTAGTTCCATGTTTCAATGCTCCTATGCAGCTTTCTTAGCGGTTGATGTGGTTGCGCCATAGATCTTTTTCTCGAGCGCAGTGAGGTTGGGTTTTTCAAATATGTCGAGCTTGCCCGAGCGGTCCTTAGCTTCGTATTGCTCATCGTGGTGGCACTGGATGTAGTGGACGAGCTTGTCGTCTTCCTTGAAGATCCGCATAGCGCCGACCACATCAAAGTGATGTGCGATGTCAGCGCCGAGCGCCTGGCCTGGCATCTTCGGTGTGTACTGCTGTACCCCCTTCGAGTCGTCCTTTTCTTTCTTGCTCTTGGCAGTCATCACGACGTTGCAGGGAAGGTCGCGAAGTTCTCGAATGAAGCCCCCCGCGACGTTAGAAAGTTCCGCGTATGCCTTCATTGGCATCTTAGTTTTCAAGAGTTCCTGATTAAGGATTTGCTGGCTTACCTCGGTGATGGAGTCAACGCAGACCCAGGCCGGGGGGCCGTTGGTCTTTAGGTAGTTGAGGACTTCTTCGAACTCCTCACGCGAGTGGACTTCCGCGATCTTGATGCTGCTAGGAGCTTCCTTGATTGAGAGTAGTCCACCCTCGGCTGAGATGATCAGGGTTGGTTCTTTTGCGGTAGCGCACAGCACAGTCTTGCCCGACCCGGCTGGGCCGTAGATTAAAAGTTTGAGTCCGGTTTTTTTGACCGCATCAGCGGGGTTGATGAATTCAATTGCCATAATTATTTGCTCCAGACTTTTGCTTTTTTCTTCTTGGGTTTCACTGGCATCATTACGGGCAAGCCCCGATCAAGGGTGGCGTTGGTACTGGAAATCGGCCCAGCGGTTCCCCCGTATTTAGAAATGTTAGAAAAGCCTCTTCTTCGCATTCTTGACTTGAGTGACATACTTTTTTTCTCCTTGTGTTGTGTTGTTCGACAAGCGCCACTATACTCCTTCAAATGTCTACGTCAAGCACCAAGCGACACACGGCTCGCGCAATAGCCATCTGTGGCGGCCAAACAAGTGCAGCTAAGTCCATTGGCGTACAGCGACAGGCGGTATTTCAGTGGGTAAAAAA